TAGCTATTGTTCCATTAGGAAACATTAATAAAGGTGTTTGTTTATAAGATGGCATAGTTTATTACCATAGTTGAATCATCAGCTAAGGTACCTCCAGACTTATTTGTTATACTTACTTTAAATGAACCTGTTGCTACCGTATGTATATCTACATGGCATTTAAGACTACACGTGCCAACGACTACTGACGTAGCTAAACATTTATCAGATGTAACCGTAAAATCAGCTAACACAGCATCATTAGCTAAAGTTCCGTCTAAAGTTAAAGTATGAGATATGTTGTAGTTGTTTTCAGTAAAACTACCAGCACTGCTTGCTTCATCAGAAGTAGCAGTTGATTTTGTTAGTACTATTCCCGAGCCTAATTGTGCTGTAAATTTATTTGAAGTAAATTGAAAATCATCTGAGTTAGCTATCTTAATATCTATTTGGTCGTCTGTATCAGCAGTTATGGTAGTATCCGCATCAGCATCTAAAATAAACTCAGCTCCATTTAAATCTCTTGATTCTGATAGTATATCCTCAAAAACTTTTGCATTTGGTCTAAGTTCAAATCTATCACCTGCTGTAAAAGCTCTTGCAGAAGTATTGTCTTGAGCTCTTGTAACGGTCATAGAATCAGTTGAACGAGTAGTAACTTTTACTACTTCAAGATTATTTGAGCTATCAATAAGAGTTGCATAAAAATAATCATCAGAACTAGTAGTAGGAAATTTAGCTCCTTGACCAGCAGTAAGAGCTACTGTAGTAACAGAGCTATTAATTCCAGCAGCTAGAGTTCCAAATGCATTATTTTTTAGCTTAACTCCCATAAAGTTTTCTCTTAAAATGCTGTTCCTAATACTTTATTTGTGCCGACCATAGGTGCACCTGCCCATGCTATGTAGTAGTAATAATATCCACCACCATTGTGTTTACCATCTGTTGAAGCTGGTGAAAACCCATTACTAAAGATATCAAGATTACATTGGTTTACTTCTGCTTTTGCTGAAGCATCCCCAGTCTTTAAATTATGTCCTATTGGATTACCATGATTAGCACCACCACTTGATGCTGCTGCATTGGTAGCAGAGGTAAATCTAGTTGTAACTGTTTTCCAATGAGGGTCTTCAGTTAATCTTCCCGATACCCATATTGCTCTTGGTCTAAAACCTGTAAAGACATATGAGCCATGAGTTTTACCATTACCTTGATATGCCCCAGCTCGTACTGAGCCGTTAGTATTTGCAATACAAATTGCCATTTGTGATATGCCACTTTGATTTACATTATTAGCAGTACCTATAGAAAATACTGTGCTAGTAGGTTTGGTGTCATTAAAGTAAGTATGGTCATCATCAGGGTCTGCAGTACCATCATTGTCAAAAAATCTAATGTGATGGTCTTCATCTGATGATGCTGAGTTTTCAGGGCTACCACCAGCATTACCTGAGTGCATATAAAATTCCCAATGGTAACCATCTTGTGAAATATCTTTCATTATTATACAGTCAGGTGCTCTTCCTAAACCATGAGCTATAGTGCCATTTGCACCTGTACCTGTCCATGTAACTACTGATATACCTGAATCTGTGTTTGCACGATAACTTGAATCTATTGTGCCAACACCTGTAGCACTAGCGTCATTGGTAGTTGTTGAACCAGCTAGTTTAAAACAATGTGCTATAAATCCATCATCAGCGTCATTAGTGTTAGGTTTATTTCCTACTAAAGTAAATCCATCTGAAGTAATTGCTGATACTTTTGATTCTGTATCTTGTCCATCTGTACTATTTACATAAACAATTTTATCAATACCTCTTACAGTATCAATAATATTATGGTTACCATTTTCATTTCTATTTTTTATATGTAACCAATCAGGTTGAAAACCTAAACCAGTAATAGTTTGGTTGCTATCACTACCTGAATATAATACTTCGTCATGGTGTGCTGATGGTTTTGCTATTTTTGTAAATGTTGCCATATTATCCTCCGTCTGTTTGAATGTTTTCGCTACATAAAGCTAAGAATCCAGTAGGTGGTGCATACTCAAACGAGCCTTTGCCATTACTATCTGCATTTGCTGATGCGACTGGTGTAGTTCCAAAGTAGCCATGTCCAAAATTTATATCCATTGTTTTATTTGCACTACTTGCATTACGACCACTAACATAAAATGACATTAAATCATTATCTGTATTTACTAATACTGTACCACTGTCATTTGTACCAGCAGCTGGGTCTCCAACATTAGATGTGCCTGGTGCGTTAAACCATGTACCATTTCTGCCAAACCAATTTTTACCTGTAGCAGAATCAAAAGCCATCATAATAATGTCTCCACTAGTTACACCAGTACCATAAGTAACTTGGTTACCAGCATTTTGAATTTTATGATAACTTGCATCTGCCATATAACTAACTGCTCGTTTACCACCATTAGAACCTGATTGTAAAGCTAAGTCAGCATTAAATTGTTCTATTCTTTTTGGAGATGAGAAGTCAGTCATGTATACACCAAGCGTTGATTTAGCATCATTACTTTCTATTTTACATTCCCAATACCATTTACCACCTTGAAAACACATATCAATAGGAGCTACTCTGTTTGTACCTGTTGTCATTAAAGCAGTATGTCCAGCATTAAGATTATAGTTAGCACCATCATAATCAGCATGAGTACCTCTTGGGTTTAAAGCTGGAAATTTATTAGTAGCGGTACTAGGGCTTTGTTTAAGATTACCATTAACTGTAAAGTTGTTTGAACCTTTGCTATCAGTACCTAATGCTCCTGAGTTTTCAAATTTGAGCATAGCTCCATTTGTGCCCGCAGTGAAAGTTGGACTTAGTATAGGTTTCCATAATCCAGTCGTACTATCTGTTTCACCAAATACTGTAGGAGCTAGACTAGCCCCATCCGCTATACAAACCATACCCATTTCTCCCTCAAAAAAGTTTGAAGATGAGCTTGGGTGTCTTGCACCAATTAAAGTAGCACTTCCACTTTTGAATAATCCTAAATCATCATTTTGACTTGGAATAGTGTTAGTGCCAAAAGCAGTAACTTGACTTCCATTAACATATATTCTTACTCTATCTGCTGCGGTACTTTGTGTTGTATCACATCTTAATACTAAATGGTAAAATGCAGTCGTGTCTATAAACTTAGGTGTTGAAACTATATTTGCTACTATACTAGAAGATAATAATGATAAAAATTTTAATGTACCATCTGACTCTATAGAAAAATGACAATAGTTTGCACCATCGTCTTCTACATCACTACCTACAATATGTCTTGCATTTGATATCACCATAGATTGTCTTACCCATGCTGATACTGTAAAGGTTTTTTGGTTTCCACCTGATGATGTTGCTTTTGATAAATATGAATTTGCTGCCATTAGTTAAATTGTCCTGTGTTGTTCATTCCTACCGCTACTGTAATACTAAATGCTCTGTCTGCTGTTTGCGATTCTGCATCTGTTGCTCGTAGGGTAAAGTTATATGTGGTCTCACTTGTCGGACTAGGAGCTGTTCCTGTTATAGCTCCTGTCGATGAGTTGAGGGTTAAATTCATAGTAGATGCTGGTGTGTCAGTATTACTTGTAAGCACACTTGTAGTTTCACTAAACGCTACTGTTGAATCTGATGAAGCGTCTACATCTAAAGATACTGATGCTCCAGCCGCTACACTTCCTAAACTTCCAGCTGATGTACTCCATGTTGGTGCGTCTGATACTGTAAGTATCGCAGAACTTGACCTTGCTGCTAATCCATCAGGATTCTCAACTCTGATAAAGTATGTACCATCAGTGGGTAGTGTTGCATTAACTGTAATCTGTGTTGCTGAATCTCTTGTAATACTATTTGGTAGAGTTATAACCCCAGATGAATTTATAAATTCTACATGACATCCTGTTACAAAATTTGTTCCCGCAATAACAAGGTTAGCTGCAGTATTACCTGTAGATGAAGGAGTTACGCCTGTAACAGTTGGATATGTTGCTGTTGCTGCTGCTACAAAACTTAATACTCCAGAGCCATCAGTTTTTAATATTTGCCCAGCAGAACCATCTGCTGTTGGCATTTTAAACAGCACGCCATTACTGTTAAACATATTAGAAATATGATGTATGTAATTACCCATGTGTGCATGACTACTGCATTGATAGTACAACAAGTTTGGAGTGTACTCATCTACTTGTATTTGTGTGTATGCACCAGCATTACCAGGTGTACCATTAGTTGTTACATTAGTTGTATAAGCTGTGCTTTTTGCAGCATTTAAATAAAACCTTAATGGATGCCCGCTGTTACTTGAATCTGATTGGTCGAATCTGTAGTAATAAGTTTTGCCTGTATCTGCACCATCAAACGCTAAAACAGGTGACTCTATATTGTCTATAAAGTAAGCATTACTAGAACCTACTCCTGTATATGGATGTGCACCTGTTTTAGTTCCGACAGTTACAGTATGGGTTATAGGAGCTGATGAGCTACCCCAGTTTGATTTATATTCACTAGCTCGTGTACCATTTAAATCTTCTAAACCTTGTGCTGTAATTCTAAGCTCTATTCTATCACCTGTAGAATAAGCTCTTGCTGAGGTACCTTCTTGAGCTCTAACAACTGTAAGGACATCACTAGACCTTGCAGTACATTTTACAACCTCTAAGTTATTTGAACTATCAATGAGAGTTGCATAAAAATAATTTGGGCTTGCTGTAACTGGAAACCTAGCATCTCCATGGCCTGAAGCAAGAGTAATACTTGTAGCAGAATCCGTAATGCTAGAAGCTAATGTTGAATGAGCATTGTTTTTAAATAGAACGGTCATTAAACAAATCTCCTTTTATTAACTTACAGTTACAGTCCAAGTAATACCTAATGTATCCCCAGAAGCTTTATTAATCACAGAAAATACAGTCCTACATAACAAAGTTCCACTTGAACTTGCATTAAGTAGTCCTGCTTCAGTTATTGCTCCAGTGCCTGTTCCTGCTGGAAAAGATGCAACATAAGCCACAGCATTATCAGTAACAGTTGTAGACGTAAGTGCTACTCGTCCTGCCTCACTGCCAAGAGCAGTATTTCCAGCCGCTGCTGAAGTACTACCTGTGCCAATAGCCATATGTGTCATAGCGGTAGCGGAAGCGTCTTTCATTCTAGATGCAATAAAGTTTTTTCCTGTAGTAACAACTAAATTAGGAACTTCTACTTCCTGTTTAATTTTACCTTCTGGATTGGTAACTGTAATTTTTAAGTCACCTTTTATTTTTATTAAATCACTTATCATAATTTATCCTCTATTCGTACCCCCCAGGATTAATTGGAGTTTGGTTAAATATATGTCCTCCTAATGTAGTGTCATCTACATCAGTATACACGTAATTGATTACTAATCCACCGCTGTCCCCAGGTGTAACGCTGTCTGTCGGTGCTAAACTTGGTTGTAACACTGGTGAATCTGAAACAGAAAAACTATCTGATTTACCTGCAGGTGTTACATTTAATGCTGGTGAATCTGCTATAGATGGTGTATCTGCTAAATCATATTCAAACTGAACAACAATAGCATCAGACACAGTAACTGGGTCTGGGTCTATATCAGAATCAGATAAATCAAAATCAATCTCAGACTGAAATATTTTACTTGGTGTTGCTGAAATAGTAGCTGTATCAGCTAGAACTTGTGAAAGATTAAATACTGGAGCATCTGATACAGAAAATGAATCAGTAGAAACTTGGCTTACATTTATAGCTGGGCTTTCTGTTATAGATGGTGTATCGCTTAAAACAGAACTTATAGTTTTTACGTTTGATTCTGTAATACTAACCGAAACACCTACCATAGTTCTAGTTGGTACTAATTCATGACTAAATGATATGCTTGTTCCTAAAGCTGAAGATGAAACAACTTCTGTTTCACCAGATACGGATGCAGAAATACTATTAACACTTACTGTAAATGATATGGCTGTTGCTGCTAAAGCGGATGTAAGTTTTATATTAGCCACTAGAAACTACTCCTTACTCTAAATTTTAATAAATCATATACTGTATGTAAGCTACCATTATAATTAACTATAATCTCTCCTTCGTACATACCTTCGTCAACATCTAATACACCACCTGAAAAACTAAACTGCACTTTTCCATCTGAGCCATCGGTTGTTTTTGCACAACTTATTGTAGATAACACTGACGTTCCACCTACAGCTCTAAACTTTACAGATACTGAAGTAGTTCCAGCCGATAAATCTAATGCTGTATTTGCTACATCATCAGTTAGAGTTAGTATAATTAAAGGTAACTCATCTCCTTTTACTAATTTAATTACATCTGCCATAAGTTACCCCTTAAAATCGTTGTGCTTTAACTCTCATTGAAGCCCTACCTGCACCTAAATTTGCTCTTGCTCTACGTTCAGATAATTTAAACGCATATTGTTTTGCATGATAAGAAGCTAGTTCTCTATCACTCCAGCTTCTGTCTGGCAATACTAATAGGTGTTGAAGTGCCCCATGCATAATAACGTTTTCTAATTCATCTAAAACTGTTTTATCCATGCTATCTGCTGTTCTTAATGGTTTTAAACATACAATCATTCGCACATCATATGTTTCATCATCATCTGGAATAGGAGCTACTGAAAAGTGGTCTGGGTCTAACTGGGTTATATATTGTGGTTTTGCTCTAGACGTAGTAGGTTGATTAGGCCATCTAGGATATAGTTTATACATTTTATCTAAAGTAACAGGCGTTAACATTTCATCATTTACAGTAGCTGTAATAAATGCATGAACTTCAGAATTAGTTGGACACTCATAAGCATAATCATGTGCACCTACAACTAATCGAATACGTGGTTGTTCGTACCTCCACGCTAAAGTACGTTCACATGCTTCTATTGTAGCATCACGAACATAATGCTCTATAATTGGATTAGGACACCCAGGAACACTAGGTGATAATCTATTTACAATATCAAGAAATGTTCTAGTTCCTGCCATTATGTTAAATCCTCTTCTTGTGCTTGTTTAATTTTGGTAAGTCCTGCATCTTCTGTATCTGTTACTACTCTACTTGATGCATTAACACCTAAAGATTGTGTAAACGATTTGTAAAATATTTCAGCTCTTTTTGAATTAACATGCTCGTTATCAACAGATTCAGCTAAAAATATTGTAGCGTCAACTACTACTGGAAAGTAGGCATCTGATAATAAATCTACAGTTGTAGTTCCATCATAAGTAGGTGGGCTTTGTGCGTATTCAATATCTAATACTTGTCCTGCTGGAGATTTAGGATATATAAAAAATTTATTAGCATTTCTTGTATGCCTCATCCAATTTACTGCTGCTCCTGCAGTATCGTTTAGCCATTGTGGATATGATTGGTCTAGTGATTCTCTGTTAACTTCTATACATCCATTACCACCACTTACTGAAAAAACTTCCATAATACGCAATGAGTCGGTAGGTGCTGACTGTATAGCTTCATTTGTTGTACAAGTCATTGTGCTTACTTTAGCAAACAAGTCAGGTCTAAGAACTGCAATACGTTTTAAAGCTTGATTTGCAAATCCTATAAGCACTGTGTCAGAATATCTCTGAGGAGAATTTTCATCTTGCAACATTCTTCTAACCTCAGTAACAACATCATTTAAAATCATTTTTTACTCTTTTTAGATGTAACTTTTTTAATACTTCGTGTAACTTCTTCTTCTAGTTCTACCTTATCAGATTTCTTTTTCTTAGGTAAAGTTTTAGTTTCTAAATTAACTTTTGGTTTACGACTTTTTTGTTCTTTAGTCATAAACTTTTCTGGAAATGCTTGTTCTTCAGTCACTTCTTCTGTCCTAGGATTTGCGTCAAGTATTTCATCCCATTCGTAAATTTCACCATCTACAATATTTCTAAGCCATCTTTTTTTCTCTGCCATTTTTATCTCCTATGTTTTAGTCGGGGGGTTATAGTTACCCCCCAACCGTTGCTATGTTTTATTATGAACAGTCAGCAATAACCGCCCATACCTTAATTACAGCAGCATCTGTTACAGCACCTGATACACCAATAAGCATATCAATAGTGTCTGCAGTTGCAAAATAATGACTTTGATTGTCACCACTTAAAAGTGCACCATTTGATGATGTTGTTCCTGTTGAGTTGGCATCGCCACCATCAACAAAACCATCTACATCACCACCAGTAAGACCAAGGTCAAACGTTGATGCTGCACCTTCTGCAGTTGTAGTAGTTGCTCCTACCGCTAGCACTAGTGTGTTAGCTGGTATACTAAGGACTTGAAGAGAGTCTCCAGCCGCTAGTGCCGTAGCACCTGCTGTAGCTCTGTCCGCAGTTATTGTAGCGAAATTTAATTCCACTTCGATATAGCCGACTCTGTTAATGCCTTTGGCAGGATGTGCCGCAGAACCTTTATCAAAGCCATGCGAATCTGTATATGCAGCCATTTTAGTCCTCCTAAGTTACACAGTAACAATCATTGTAGCAAGAGCTTCAGGTTTAACGACTTTATAGCCATAAACTTGAAGACCACGAATGATGTTTCCGAATGTTGTTTCTGAACGGATTGTCTCCATGTTTGTCATTTGTGACGCAAAGGTGAACCCCATTGTGTGTCCAGCAATAACGCTAAACTCACTTCCGCTCTTTTTAAGGTTGTGACTTACATATACTGTAAATCTATCAATCATACCTAAACGACCGTTTCTTAATGGTGTGCTTCCGTCACCAGTAATAGACGCATCTTTTAAGTCTGATTGTTTGATTAAACCAGCCATCTTAGCAGGAATCACTAGAAAACGATTCTGCTCAGGACAGTTAGCTTCGTCAAGTACTGTACCCATATCAACAATCTTACCAATTACATTTGAAGTAGTAAGTGCTTCTGGAGTACCTGCTACACCAAGGTCAATGTTACCAGAGATTGCTCCAGCTGTTTGTCCTTTGTTTGACGCAGATACATCAGTTAATAAGTCAGTCAATACTCTTTGGTCAATTTTAATCTTCATACGCTCTGAAGCGTCTTTAGACCACATGTCCATAAGAGCTATGTCTGTTTGTACTTGGTCAACATCATCTTCAACACAAGCAAAGTATTCACCTTTGTCAATAATGAGTTGTAATTTATTTTTGTCAGGGTTTTCAACTGCAAGAGTTTGTCCCTTAACGTAAGTTTGAATAGTGATTTCGGGGGTTGTACGAATATTAACCGTATCGCCCATGTTACGAATCTCACCTTCATAGTCAGTGTTTGAGATTGCTGCGAGCACTGTAGCGTCGTAGAAATTCTCAATCAACTTACCAGACCAAATCTCAGGTATAAAATTACCTGTATAAGAAGGATGACCTGGTGATGTCGCAAAAGCCATAATAGCCTCCTGTTATTTACGCATTAGTTATGCGACCTTCTTGCTGTGCAGCAAAAATGTCACGTTCTATTTTTCCACGTTCTTCTTCACGACCTTTATACCTTCCAAATCTAACATCTTCAAAAAACTTTTTAATGTCAGCTGGTGTATATGTTTTGCCTCCACTAGCAGTAGGTTTTGCAGAGCGTCCACGCCCTGGTGCTACCTGTTTTGCTAGTTCTGTATTAGAACTGTGGGTCTCACGAGCATCATCAGCAGTACCTGTAGCCTTTTTATAAGTAGAAAAAAATGTTGCTACCCTCATAGGGTCTAGTTTTTTTTGGGCATCTTCTAAATAAGTTTGTCTAGTCATACCTGTTAAAGGGTCAACTTCAAGTAACCAAGATTGAAAATCAGGATTACTATTGACCTCATTCCAATCAGGTACTTCTTTATTTAAAACATTCCAGAAATTTTGTTCAGCAGTAGTCTTTTGTTGTTGTTGGACTTGTTGTACTTGTGGTACTACGCCTTTCAACTTTTCTATCTCTGCTTCCAACTCTTTAACACGAGCCAATTCTCCTGCTACTTCTTCTTTTGCTGCTCTACGCATAACATCAATAGAATCACCATATTCTTTAACATCGTCTTCAGTAATTAACTTTTCGACTGGTGTTTCAACAGGTGTCTCTTTTGATTCGTTAATTGTGCTCAACAAACCTTCTAGTTGGGATACACGGTCGTTTAAATTTTTGTTCGCCGAATTTAATCGTGGAACATCAGTATTATACATACCTTGTAACGTTCTATATTTCTGTTCCCAGGTTTCATCTTTAATCTGTTTATCATCTGAAGTGCTGTGCTCACCAGCATCAGATTTAGGTGCTTGTTTTTCTACACTGTCGGAAGACGTAGTTGTATCTTCCTCAACAGGTACTTCAGCAGAAGTTTCAGCTGTAGTTTCTGGTGTAGTTTCTTCTACACTTTCTTCTTTAGCATTCTTCTCTGTTTCTTCATTGAGTTCTTTATACAATGCTTGTACATCCTCAGATTGTTTTTGAACTTGCTTTGGTATTGCCATAATGTTTCGCTCCTATTGGTATGCGTTATCTAACAGCTGTCTCATGACTTTGCCGTATAGTCTGGGGACTTTTTAATGAGTTCCACTAACTCTTTCAAAACCTGACACCGTCCCTGTGCAAGTGCCACATTTTGTGTAACATTTGGTAGCTGTTCTAACTCATGTTTATGCCATGCTTCTAAAAAATCTAATATATTAGAATGTTGGCGTTCAACTATTGCTAGAGACTTAACAACTTTAAGGTCTGGTCTTATCATGACTTCCTCCCAATGCTACGGTTGTTAACTGTGTTTCCATCCATTCCACCTTTTGGGCTACCATCTGGTTGAGTTGGTGTTCCGCTTTTTACAGGAAGTTGCTGGGCTTGTTCAGCCTCAATCTCCCTTCTAGCAGACAACTCTTGCATATAAGTATTTTTCTCCCTAGATGGAACAATTTCATCCACAGGCATTTGCAAACTTTTAGCCACTTCACGAAGTATCGCTGCACGGCCTTCTCTACCAACAATCGACATGTCGATTTCATTGGCGGTTGCATTAAGAAATTCTATTCTTCTAACGTTAACAGTTTCTTTAACTGCAAGATTAATTGAACCTTTTGGTGATATTTCTACATCACCTTTAATTGATTCGTCTTCATCATATCGCATGTTATACACAAACTGTCTGTGTACAACAGGTTTTATAACATCACTATCTATGTGCATAACCACTTGTCGTATACCTTTTCCTGCAGACCCTAATAACATCGAAAGACCAGATGCTGTACGTCCTGCTCCTTTTACATTTATATCGCCTTGTAAGTAAGATGGTATACCAGAATGGTCATCAGCTAGTTTAGCAAATCTTTCATATACACCTAGTAAAGTATTAGCATTATCGTTAGGTTGATTAAACCTAACTGCAGGAGCACTAGAACCTAATGGGTCATTAGTAACCTGCCATATTTTCCATGGGTGCATTTGTGTAATGTCTTCATTTGGTGGAATCCTTTCAAGGTTAACTTCAACCTGTGGCCCACTTGATATACCCATGTTATTAACTAACGCACGGGCTGCTGCATTACATACATTTTGTAAATCCTCTATAATTTCTGGTATGCCTTTACCCCAAAATGCTCCTGGGTGTTTAATAAATGAGGTTTTTGCATATGGTTTTTCACCTAATGGGTCATAATTTAATACTGCTTTGATAACATAATTACCTACCATCCACACGTTTGCATCATACTCACGAGCTTCATCAGGTACTTCATCTTCAGTTAATCCCCATTCTATAAGCATTTTACCGCTTACTTTACCCCAAAATTCTAATGCGTCATATATTTCTGTCGGTCTGTCAAACGAATGAAACTTTCTTTCTTCTTCATCTTTAGATAACTCTACATCTTCTGATATCCAAGAATCTCCATTACCATACTCTAATACTTTTCTAATAGCATCATCATCATATCCTGGAACACCAACTAAATCTGCTAATTCTGTACGGCTAAGTGGGTGATGTTCAAATATATATCCGTCATTGATATTAGTAATTCCAGGTTCTGGGTATATTCTAAACGGGTCAACACGCTCAAACTCTGGTGCAATAATTTCATCAGCTTCTACTGTGGTGTTACCCATTTCGTCTTTTATGTAACTTAACTTCCTTTGCCTACGAACAATAGGTCCTTTAATAAAAGCACATGGATAAGTTACTAAGTCTGTAATAAAATCGTTAAATGATTCACCCCAACCGCCTTGTGCAAATTGGTCTTGTATTTTTATTTTCATCTTACGAGCCCTATTATCAGCGGCCTGTAGTAATTTAAATCTATATTGCTGAGCTACCATTTCTCTAAGCTCTTCCATTTTTGCTGGGTCTGGTGCTTGTCCTTCAAGCTCTACTATTTTTACAACTTCAGACGCAAAACTATTTTGTAATTCTTGTGTATGCTCGGGTTCTAACTCAGGTATTGGTGTAGACTGTAAATCCCATGGTGGAGTGCCTGTCTCTAATAATATATCACGGAGCCAACTTTCGGCAGCTCTACACTTAACTTCCGTAATCATCATGTATATATCAGAGCCACCTTGTGCTTGTATCTGGGCTTTCTTGTCAGCCTCATACTCACCATTCCTTTGACGAAGCCCTTTAAGCATAATATTTTCAATGGGCTTCTTAGCACGTTTTGCTGCATCCCAACATTCACGAAGATGTGCAGCTAAACCTAAAATCAAAGGCTCATTCTGCCTTTCTTCTAAAGCTTTATCAATTTGTTCTTTTTCTTTTTTAACGAGCTCTTCGTTACCTATTACTTGTAATACCATAATTTATTTTGGTTTGGGTTTTTTAATTGGTACGCCCATCATGTCTATATATTTATTCGGGTTCTTTTTAGAATCTTTTATTATTACAGTTACCTCTTCTTCAGAAGTATCTTCGTTTAAGAATTGTTGCATAGCTTTCATTCTTTCGTCTTCTGTTACTACCGTTTTACCGTCTTCATATTTTTTAGTTTCTACAAGACCACCGCCTCTGTATTTTTTAATAGTATAATTTTTATATCCTGGCATAATTTACCTCCAATTATTTTTGAGTATATACTTAATTACATCATTGTCCAATAGAAAGAGGACCCTGCTTAGGAGTAAATTTAAGCAGGGTATAGTAGCAAAAGTATAATTATGAGAGGAATTGTCATAATTATGGTAGTAAATATGAATAACTATATTCAGCATATCAAGTCCATCCGCCTGCCGCAACAGGTTTTATGTCTCTTTTTTTAGTAATAAATCCATCTGATGTACTGTTTATATGTAACATTAAATACTGTAAAGCTTCTGCTACATGCGAATGTTTATTCTTTTCTATAGTCCCATTCTTTTTATGAAACCTATATCCGCCCATCATTGCAGCTTTTAATCTTGTACATCTAGGGTCTACTAAAAATGCAGAGTCGCCATCTACTTGACGCATAAGAAAATCATCTACCGCTGAAAGCCTAGCCGATACATTATTTGTTCTTGCTGGCATAACTCTAAAACCTTCAGCTTTTATTATATCTACAGCAGAACGTTCGTCTGTTTGTGCTCTTTGTATACCTGCAGGGTCAGATATAATTAATATAGGAGCTGCTGAAAAACGTTCAGTTAACAATGGTTTTAAAACTGTACGTATAAATCGTTGTATACCCATATCAAAACTTACAGCTTCGTCTAGTATAAGAACTCTACCCCGTGGGTCTTGTTGTCCTATAACGGCTGCGGGTGTTAGTCCTAAATCCATACCAACAATAATTGGTCTTACACCGTTTATAACTGGTTGTAAAGTTTGGTCTGCTACATGGTAGTCAGGTCTAAAATACTTATACACAGGTTGCCCTGCTGTGCTTAATCCATACTCTCCATCAATGTAAACACGAATATATTCATCCGACCTACCTTGTGTGTCGTAATAACCTTCAGGTAAATTTTCTATATTTTCTGCATCTTGGCTTCTGCCTGATGGCTGTTTGAATACGTCCCACCCATTATTATTAACGGAGACCCCATCTGAGGGGTCAAGATGTTCCATTTGATAATACCACCACGTATCCATTGTGGGCGGGTTGGTGTCCCCCCACATCCCGAACCAAGAAGGCCCCCCATCTTTAGCTGATGGGAAACGACCAATACGTTTTGACATGGCGTCTACAATATCTGGGTTAATATCTCGACACTCATTAAACCATGCAAATGTCAACTCTAATGAGTTTAAGTTTGCTACGTCATCTGAATCATCTAATGCTCTAAACATAATCTCACACTCTACATCGCCTACTTTTAAAAGATAAGTTTTAGTAGTTCTCATATATTCTCCACATATACCTGGTGGAAACCAATCGTGGAATGTTTTTATTGTTGTATCCTGCAACTGCCTAGCAGTCTCACGAACGATAGCTACCCTTGATTTTCGTATGCCTTGCTTATTTGGTTTCTGCATAGAGGCTCGTCTAACTACCTCAAAACAACTTGCAACTGATTTACCAGAACCTACAGGTCCCATTAATACACGCATCTTACTATCAGATACCATAAAATCTTTGCATATTTTGGTCGGTGTATAGTCTATGTCCATTTAAATCTCGTAATTTTCTAATAGAATAACATAATATTCTGTGGGTTTTTTCTTGTGCCTTATTATTTTTGTAGTATAAGACAATGATAACTTCATTAATTCTGCTGTAAATCTATTATAGTCACTTAATGTATACACTTTTTTTGCTAATTTTCCTTTGTATGTAGTATTAAACGGACTGGTCAGCTTCGATAAGCTCAGGTTGGTTTGTGCTTTCTTCACTATGGACGACTTTTGTGGTATGCTCTTGCCCCCCGAGATTAATTGTAATTTTAACTCCGCCATTACTTTCCTCCATGGTATTGTTTTTTGCTTCTAGCCCACCCCATTTAACAGTAGACTTTATTAAATCCGCTTTAACAGCTGAAGATGTTTCTGGACTATGTATCAAAGCCCAGCTTGTTGTCAGAAGTTCTTCCGCTTGTGCTCTTGCTTTTAACTTAAAAGTCATACCTTTTTCTTTAATTTCATTACGGTAAGACTCTACTTTTTTTAGAAACACTTTATCTTTATTAAAATCAATAATCTCGCTTGCCGAAATATTATGGCGTGTGCGTACTTCATCTATAGACTCACCGCTACCCTCTAACATTAAAGCGATGTCAAAAGCTAGACGGTCAGACCATTTTGTATGTTTTAGTGGAAACGTGTCCATAATCGAATCATTAAGTAAAATCAAAGGTTTGTCAACCAAAAGTCCAAAACTTTACACGTTGTATTTTTGGGTCTTGCTATAAGAGGTTTACCTATATGGGGGGGTGGCTATAGTTCGTAGTCCAACTACCCTCCCTGTCCATATATGTTTTATATAAAGTTATAGCTATATAATACTTAATAATTTACATATATGTAAGCTTAGAATTGACAGAAAAAATTTTTTCGTGCAAGGTGTAAACAAGCTCAACGAAGAGCTCGTTGAGTAAACTCAACACAATGGAGGACATTATGTCTAAGTTGTACAACGGAGAAGTTAATATTAATATTGGCGACTCCAAAAAGTTAGGGAAAGTAGTGAGAATATACACCGACCTACAACCAGGAATGGAAGTATATTCAAACGAAAAAGGTAACGTAGAAACAGGGTTGAAAAAAGCTTTGAAACTTGTAAAAGAAGGAAAAGCAAAACTAGATACCTACTCTTTCTGGGAAGCTACCCTAAAACAAAAAGGGAAAGCTGTCTTATGCTATCACAAAGCCATAAAAGGTAGAGTGCAAATTAAGAGAGAAGACCC